GGTGGTGCAAGCGGCGCCAGTGGTGGCGCTGCCGAAAAGATCGTGACCGGCTGGCGCGCTGTCTCAGAGGCCTTGACGTCCTATGCCACGGACGCGCTCGACTGGGGCAAGGGTCTGGGGGAGACCCTGTCGAATGCGTTCTCTGGCGCCGAACGCGCCTTCCGCAGCTTTGTCGAGACCGGCAAGCTCGACTTCAAAGGGCTGGTGCGCGCGATCCTGGCCGATCTTGCGGTGCTGCAGTTCCGCCGGGCGGTCCTTGGGCCGATTGCCAATGCGCTCGGGGGTATTTTTGGCGGCGCAGAGCCCGTCACGGCGGCGGTCTCCCATGCCGGTGGCATGGTGGGGCTCTCCGGCCACAGACGCACTGTACCCGCAGCCGTCTTTGCCCATGCGCCGCGCATGCATAGCGGGGGTTGGGCTGGGCTGCGGCCTGATGAAGTGCCCACCATCCTGCAGCGGGGCGAGCGGGTCTTGTCGCGGGCCGAGCTCGCGCGCGGGGCGGCTGGCACACCGCCGGTGGCCGTCCACCTCAGTGTTGATGCGCGTGGGGCGCAGATGGGTGTGGCCGAGCAGATCGCAATGGTGCTGCGCAACGCCCAGCCCGAGTTCGAGCGGATGGCGGTGGCGGCTGTTGGCAATGCGATGCGGCGGGGGCGGATGGCATGAGCGTCATTGTAGAGCTGCCGCGCAGCTGGGTGGCGGGCCTTGAGCGGCGGCTTGTCACCGCCACCAGCCAGACGCCGTCGCCCTTTACCGGAACGGTGGAGGTGCAGGACTGGGGTGGGGAATGGTGGGAATATGAGATCGAGTTCGCCGCGCAATCGGGACCGCTGGCGCGCTCGGTCTCGGCCGCCCTGACGGCGCTTGGCTCTGGCCGGGGCCTGCTGCTCTTTGCCGATCCCTCCATTGCGCCCAAGAGCCTTGCGCAGGCCATCACGCTGGCGATACCCGTCTCGGGGGGCAATGTGGTGCAAACGCAGGGCTGGCCACCGGGGGAGGCGGCCCTGGCCTCGGGCGACTTTGTCTCCATCGGCACGGCGCGTGAGACGCGGCTCCACCAGATTGCCTTTGATGCGACCGCCGACATCAACGGTCTGGCGACGCTGACGCTGTTTCCGGCGATCCGCCGCGCGCTGCCCGTTAATACTCCTTTGGAGGTGAACCGGCCGCAGGTGCTGCTGCGCCCCACACGTTCCGTGCCGACGCGCATTGCGCGCGTGGCGCGTCACCGCTTCACCCTCTCAGCCCGCGAGGCGCTATGAGCCGGGATATGACCGCCTCCGTGGCCGCGGCGCTGGAGCTTGCGGATCTGCAGCCTGCGATCTTTTTTGAAGGCGCATTCCCGTCGGGCATGGTGCGGATCTGGACGGGTCCGGGGCCGATAGACTGGGACGGCAAGACCTGGACCGGCGTTGGCGCGCTTCTTGGGCTTGGCCCGCTTGAAGAAACCTCGGACGTTGTGGCCTCTGGGACGACGGTGTCGCTCTCAGGCGTGCCGCTGGATCTGGTGGGGCTTGCGATCGATGAGGCGCGCCAGGGTCAGGCGGGGCGCATCTGGCTGGCGCTACTCACAGAAGACCGCGCGGTGATTGCCGATCCCGTGCAGGCCTTTACGGGCCGTCTTGATGTGCCTGAGCTGCAGGAGGATGGGCAGAGCTGCCGGATCACGATCAGCTATGAAAACCGCCTCATTGATCTGAGCGTGGCGCGCAACTGGCGCTACACCCATGAAAGCCAGCAGGTCCTGCATCCAGGCGATCGCGGCTTTGAGCATGTGACAGCCATCCAGGATCGAGAAATCACCTGGGGGCGGGGGTGATGGGACAGATCCGCGTGCCCCATTGGGAACAGGTCCTCGCCACCGCCATGACCCGCGCGCAGGCCCAGCCTTTTGTCTGGGGCCAGCACGACTGTGCGACCTGGGCCTTTGATCTGCACCGTGACCTCACAAACGGCCCGGACCATGCCGCGCTGTGGCGGGGGCGGTATCGCACACGGGTCGGCTGCGGGCGGGTGCTGCGCCGGCTTGGCTGGGCCAGCCTTGAAGAGGGCGGGCGCGCCTTGTTGGGTGACCCGCTTGCTGATGTGCGGCTGGCCCAACGGGGCGATCTGGTCTTGGGCGGTGCGCCGGAGGCGTTTGGGGTCGTGATCGGCGCCAGGGCGGCTTTTGTGGCGCCAGAGGGTCTGGTGCGCCTGTCTCTTGCAAGCTGTCGTCTGGCCTGGAGGACGTGACCCATGCCTCCAGTGGTTCTTGGTGCCGTGGCCCTTGGCGGGGCTGCGGTGGCTGCCGGTGGTCTATCGGCGGCCTTTGCGGCAGGTGGGCTCATCGGCTTTGCGGCCAATTTTGGCGGCTCGATGCTGCTCTCGGCTGCCGCCCAGGCGATGATGCCCGCGCCGTCTCTGGGTCAGATGGAGTTGCAGGCCCGCACGGTGACGGTGCGCGAGCCGGTGATGCCACGCGAGATGGTTTACGGGCGCACCCGCAAGGGCGGTGTGATTGTGTTCCTGCATGCCACGGGGGCGAAGGACAAGGAGCTGCACCTGGTGGTGGTGCTGGCCGCCCACCGTGTCAGATCCATTGGCGCCATTTACTTTGAGGGCGAAGAGGCGGTTGATGCGTCGGGGGTCGCTCAAGGCCGTTGGGCCGGCAAGGTTGCTGTCGAAAAGCGCCTCGGGGCTGCGGACCAGACAGCCTTTGCGGGGCTCATTGCGGCGGCGCCGGAGCATTGGACGGCCGCGCACCGGCTTGCGGGGTGTGCAGCGCTTTATCTGCGGCTCAGCTATGACGGGGATGTCTTTCCGGGGGGCATTCCGAACATCACCGTGGATCTGGAGGGCAAGGACGACATCCTTGATCCGCGGATCGGCGCGCAGATCTACACCGAGAATGCGGCGCTCTGCGTGGCCGATTACATGGCGCATCCGATCTACGGGATCGGCGCGGCAATCGGGGGGCCGGACGGGATCGCGCCGGACAGTCTGATCGAGGCGGCCAATATCTGCGATGAGCCGGTGCCCGTGGCCGCGGGCGGAAGTGAGCCGCGCTATAGCTGCAATGGTGTCGTCTCGCTGTCGCAAACGCCCCAGCCCATCATCGAGGCGATGCTGACGTCCATGGCGGGCCGCTGCATCTGGCAGGCGGGCCAATGGCGGATACGGGCGGGGGCCTACCGGGTGCCGGAAACGACGCTTACAGCGGATGATGTCCGCGAGGGCGGGCTGACCCTGACCACGCGGCAAAGCCGGGCGGCAAACTGCAACGCGGTGCGCGGCCAGTTCGTGAGCCCCCAGAACAGCTGGCAGCCGGATGACTTTCCAGCCTATGCCAGCGAGGCCTACCGGTTAGAGGACAATGGCGAGCAGGTCTGGCGGGATATCTCTTTGCCCTTCACGATCTCGGCGTCCATGGCGCAGCGGCTGGCCAAGATCGAGCTGGAGCGGGCGCGGCGGCAGATGCACCTGACCCTGGCGGGTAAGCTGAAGGCCTGGCGCGTGGCGGCCGGCGAGACCACCTATCTGCGCTATGACCGCTGGGGCTTTGGCGGTGCGGCTCTGCCGGAGGGCAAGCCCTTTGAGGTTGAGGCGGTGCGGCTGGATCTGAGCCAGGTCGGAGGGGGACCGCGTCTGGCACCAGAGCTCTCCTTACGAGAAACCTCCCCCCTCATTTATGACTGGGACGTCTCGGAAGAACAGATCTATGCGGCCGCCCCGCGCACGACCTTGCCCTCGGCCTTTGACATCGCGCCACCGGGGGCACCGCAGATCACGGAAGAACTTTACGTGACGCGGGATGGCTCGGCTGTGAAAGTCCTGGCCCGGATGACCTGGGCGCCCGCGGCCTCGGGCTTTGTCGAGACCTATCAGGTTGAGACCCGCCGGGAGGGCGGCGCCTGGCTGGATCGCGGCCGCACCTCTGGCACGGTGATGGAGCTGCGCGACATCCAGCCGGGCCAATGGGAAGTGCGGGTCAAGGCGATCTCGGTGCTGGGGGTGTCGTCGGTCTGGCGGGAGGGCGGCTTGGAGATTGTGGGGCTGACGGCGCCTCCGGCGGCGCTGAGGGGGCTGACGATCCAGTCTGCGGGTGGTCTGGCCGTCCTGAAATGGCAGCGCGCG